CTTCTGCTTAAGGAAAGTCATTTTCTGCGTTTCAGGCGCCTGGCCATTGATGTGCATCAGGCCATCATTTTCACCTTTAAGGAAAAAAGGGCCGCATTGTGATGCTGCAAAAGCGGAAACAGGCGACAGGAACATCAGCAATGCTGCAACTTTTAAGAGTTTCACTATCCGACCTTATTGATTGTGGAGAGGCTTTGTAGCTCTTTGGCTTCTTTGGCAAGACAGAGTAAATCCATGTACCAGTTCTGCCCTCGCGTGTCCCCAGTATAATCAATACTGCCTACGGTGTAATCACCATCAGTATTTATTGCGGCTGGTTGCGAACCTGGGATGCCATCAACATACAGATTGCCGTCGCTGGAGTTTTCATTCAGCCTGGCGGGTGACATCCCGATTTGCTCATTACTGAGAGCCACGCGATAGACGGATGCCTGATCGAGGCGAACCAGTCCGCCCAGCTTGATGGCCGGATTAATCAGGCAGCGGACGTTAACCCCTGCCCCCATCGTCTGTTGAGGCATGCCGATCAGCCCGGTACTGGAGTTAAGCACTACCACCTCATCGATGTATTTAGATTCAGGAACGATGTTGACCTGATTATTTTCATACCACCAGTTGGCATCACATTTTCTGGCCAGGCTGTACATCACGTCACAGGTATTACCCACCAGCACGCGACCACGAGGAAAAACGGTATCCGGAAAATCCGGTACCGATCCTGCTGTGATGCCGTATGTCTGATAAGTTTTCATACCCGCTTCGAACAGGTCAGCATATTTCCAGCCAGCGGCTATCGTCGTGCGGACACTGGCATATAAATGCCCCTGCCAGCCGTCAATACACTGCAGCAGCAGCCAGGAGTCGGTAACGTTGTCTTTACCGGCCACCGTGAAACGGATGTCGCCGTTGAAAATCATGCCGACATTGCGATCGGGATAATTACCCGCTTCATCGGGGTTACCGTTGTAACCGGCAATCACCTGAATGCGGGTGAATTCCTGCGACATGATTCGGTTCTGCGTGGCCAGTGAGAGGTTGTAAATTTTAAAGTCGCCCACGAACCCGTTAAAAATCGTCGCGGGCATCTTCTGAATGTTAAAGGTGACTTTCAGATCGGTAAGCGCTATCCCGTCGCCCTTGTCATTCAGCAGTTGTAACTCAAAATGGCGCATCCAGTTCTGTGACATAATTTACTCTGTCCTTATAAAAAGGTGACTGCGGATCCCTAGATCGTTTTCTGTTGGATAATCCTGCCCGTCAGCATCGCAGACCACGAACAGCGAAAATCCCAGGTTAAGGTAGGCATACTGCGCCAGCAAATCAGCGCCGGTCACCAGCGGGATACTGCCCGCGATCAGCGTGCCAGTGCTGTCGCTCAAATCCATGTACCAGCATGCTGCACGCCATATGATGCTGACCTTATAAATGTTGCCTGCTATCGTGATGCTGAACGCCTGATTCTGAGGCTGCAGCGGCATTTCGGTAATGGTCATGAAAAAAGCCCTTTTACGGCGGATACTGCCGATCCGAGAATAGATTCAGAAGGCTGTTTAGGGGTCTTCACCCCACCGTCCTGCACAGCGCTGGTATTGGCACCGAGCTTCATATTTTCTTTTGGTGCCCCCTTGATAGTCTTTGCCTGAGTGGTGATCACTTCACGCAATGTGACTGTGGCCATAAGCACGTTTTCGGTTGCCTTGTCCGTTGTTACGTCCAGCACGCGGATGAGCATGTTGCTGTAAAGCCGCTTGCCTGTTACAACGTCGAACGGCTGGCGAGAGCGCTGCAGATCCAGCAACTGGGCGTAGATTTCTTTGGGGCTGCTTCCCAGCGAAAGGCCAATGGCTGAAGTGTTAAGCAGGTCCAGTACAGAACCGCCCCCGGAAAAGCCAATTTCCATCACCAGTTCTGAGGCACGCCGGTAGGCATGATCGGCAACAAATCCCGCGCCGTCAGCACTTGCGCCTGCAGCCTCAGACGTCACCCGTTCAATAGGATGCTCTGTTATCTCCAGCACGTCGCTGTGCTTTTCGCTGATGACCACATCAGGAATGATGATGCCGATCTTCCTCGTACGCTGGTGCAGCAGTACCGAAAGTATGTCCATCAGTTACCCCTGTTCATCTGCTGCGTTGCGCGTGCAGCAACCTGATTTTGCTTGTCAGCAATGATGTTTCCCGCCTCACGCGGATCAGATACACCGTGAATGTTGATAACGGTTTCCTGGTGCATTGATGCGCCGGCTGCCTGACCAGCAAGCGGGCTGTTCCAGTTTGAGAACCCTTCTTTCCGCGCCATCGACTGCATCAGCGACGTCATCACCTGCGGATTGTTGAGATTCAATGCCACATCCGGCGATACGCCCATCCACTTCGAAATATCCTGGATATATTTGCCGGTGTCATTTTCGCTTGAAGGTGCCCAGGTAGAGACGATATCGGTGATAGTCTGGAGAGTTTTTCCGGTGGTTTTGCCGGTGAAATAGCGCATAAGCTGATTGCGCATTGCGCTCCAGCCTTCCAGTGCGCTGTCGAATGTTCGAAAGCCGCTACCGCTGACCGGGCGAAGATTACCGGGGTTGTTGTTACGGTCAGGGAGATTTCCGCCAAACAGGCCGCCAACCACCTGGCCGATGCTGCGCGGATCGAAACCGGTTTTGTTTTTCACCCAGTCTGCGGCGCTGTTGGCGCTCGACGATACTGCAGGAAGCACATCAGGGTTTTCTTTACCCTGATGCAGTATCTGGCTGCCAATACGGGCTGCATCGGACCAGCGCCCCTCGTTGATGGCGCTCAGCAGATCGCCAATCATCGACAGCATTTTACCGAACTCGCCAAACTGCTTTGTCAGGCTGGCGATGTCACCTTTGAGCGTCCAGTTTTTCAGGTCGATATTCAGCAGCCGAGCAACCTGATCACCTGCATCCCTGATCGATGACCTGAGTTCTTTAATAGCCTTCAGGGCCGCATCGATATCTGGCTGCCACTTCTTCCAGTCGATAAGGCTTTTGCCGCCTTCCTTCCACACCTTGTAATCGTCATACAGCGCAAAGATAGCCAGGCCCAGCGCGGTGATAATCCCAACAGGCGATGTCAGAAACGTGGTGTTCAGCAGTCGCCAGGCAACCATCAGCGCACCGAAAATCTCTATGAGCTGGCGCGTGCTCTTGTCCAGTGTATTCCACCAGTCCCGGATATCGCCCGCCGCCTCGATGAGCCGGAAGACGACCTTCCCGACAGAATCAGCCAGCCAGAGGATGAGCCTTATCCCGCCTGTCAGCGCAGCCTCGATTTTCGGGAAGTTGTCGATAACCTGCTTACGCAGCGTGTCAATTGAGCCCGCCAGTCCGCCAGCAAGGTTTGAGCCGATTTTGTCCTGCGCCATGCCCGCCATTTCGCCGAACGAGCGCAGAGAGGTCATAAAACGGTTAGAGCTCACGGCGGCCGCATCGGCGTTATAGCCAATGGCCTTTGCCATCTGCGTATACTGTGCGGAGAACTGGCCCACACCCCGGCGCATCGCCATCAGCGTGTTTTCATCAATGCCCAGCATCTGCGCGTACTGGTTGGCGCGGTAATACGGCATATTGCGCAGTTTATCGCCAACACCCGTAAAAATGCTGGCCATGTCGCGCATGTTGCCGCTGGCATCGCGCGTCTGCACGCCCAGGCGGTTGAGAAAGCCCTCCGCGCCCGGGTTGTTGCGCATGAAGTGAGCGAGACTTTCCAGCGAAGACCGCGCCCCCGCCACGGTACCGCCCAGCTGCGACACGGCAAAGCCGATCTGCTGAATGCCCGCAACCGTTGCGCCAGTTCGCTGTGAAGCCCAGTAAAGGTTATCAAGCCCGCTGGCAATTTTAGCCGTGTACGCCACAACAGAAAGCGCAGCCGCCTCAACCGCCGCGCCCAGCTTAACCGCCTGCAGGGTGGTGTTTGCTATCGTGACATCAAACTTTCGGGCGCCGGATTCGTCCACCTGAAAGCCCAGGGAGATCAGGAAATCCTTAATTACATCAGCGTTCATTCGCGGCTCTCCAGCGGGCTATTCGGGCGTCGTTATCGGCTTTCAAATCCAGCCAGTCGTTCATACGTGCAAAATCGGCGAGGTCTAACGTGCCGTCTTTGAGGGATTCATAGCGACAAACGCCCTCAATGACAGGGCGCATCAGAAAATCCTCGCCGTCCGGCAATGTATCAAGCGTCAGCCCTGCGGCTGCTGGCCCTCCATCGCGCTGTCTGGGGGTGCGGGCAAAAAATTTCCCAAGCTGTCGCCCACCACGCGACCGACAATCTGCAGCATGCTGAACAGGTCAATGTCATCGAACGCCAGATCGTTGCCCTGCATTACCGGCACCCAGCGGTCTTTGCCGTGCGCACGTTGTACCACTGCCAGGCACGGAAAGATGATCGCGTTGGTGTCTTCTTCACTGAGTCCCGCCACCGCATCGGCAATCTTTGGCAGCACCGTTTCGATGGTGCTGTTGACGTTGCCGCCCTGTGTCGATTCACGCAGCGCCTGAAAATCTCCCAGCATACCGGCCAGCACCGGCAGCAGCTTGCGGGACACTTTAAGCTGCTCGAACACGCTCAGCTTTGACGCGCTGTAGCGGATACCTTTAATTTCAAACTGCATGATCAGAACTCCCCTAAGATTTCGTCGATTTTGCCCGCATCAAACACCCAGGAGACGTTGCCGGCCACTTTCGGGTTGTTCCAGTCTGGCTGTTTCTGAAATGCACAGGCGCGTGCGGTAACGATGTCACCGGATGCCTTGTTGCGCAGTACGATGACGTTATTGCCCCACAGCGCGGACGAAAGAGACTGCGCGTTATACATCAGGGACAGTTTCTTGTTCACAGGTGACGTCTTCTGCAGGTTGACGGTGACGGTCCCGGCTTTGCCTGCATGCAGGCTGTGCATCACCTCACCGTCAGCGCCGATCGTCATGGTATTTTTGGCCTCCGACATGGTGACCACGATCCCCTCATCAGAGTTTCCGGAACCGTAGCCCAGATCGATAACGCCGGTCGGCCCCGTCAGCGAGGCCGTGATATCCATAAAACTGTATGCACCACTCATTGATTATTTTCCTCAGCGCATGACATTAATCTGAACGCTGGCGTAGTGGATTGCTCCCGCCAGCTTACAGGCCACCTGAACCGGTACCGACTTACGCGCTTCGCGGTCAGCCTGTGCCTGAGACGAAATCGCGGGCATATAGACGTAATACCCCTTTGTCAGGGTATCCCCCGGGGAAAGCTGGCCAATCTGGCCGCCGTTCCAGACGCCGGGGGCGATCAGACCGTTGTTCACCGCCTGGTCCATAGAGGATTCCACGTTTGCCATGATGCGCGTGTTGCCCGCATCGGTCTGCGGCACCTTCGTTCCACTGGTGTACAGCAGGTTAAAGAGGTTGGTCTGCACGTAGTTCTGCAGCCAGTCGAGGCCGTGGCGCTCATCAAAGAAATCGCCATTGCCCATGACACCCTGCTGCAGGATGGCCGTGTCGTTGGCGTAGTACACGTAAACGTTGCAGTTCTTCCCATCCAGCGCGGCCGCCTGTGCGGGCGTCAGGCTTTCATAGGTGATACCGGGCTCCTGCTTGAATTTCAGCGTGATGGTGGTACCGAAACCGTTGAAATCCACGGTAAACGCACGGCCAAAGGCCGAGATTGCCCCGTAATTACTGGTTGATGAATACTGCACGAACGTGCGGCTGTATTTCGCCGCTTTCACTTTCGACGCGATATCGGTGTTCACTGTAGTGAGCAGCGCATCGGTGTTTTTCGTGGTGACGGCGAGGATGCGACTCAACGATGAGGACTCAATCGCAGCGCATACCGGCAGCAAATCATCGTCTTTACGGTCAGCATCATACGTCACGCCGAGACCGTACCAGTTGGTAAAGCCCAGGCAGGCGTTGACGCCATCGAGCAGCGTCTCTACTTTTCCGACCTCGGCCGCCGCCAGCGTTTTCGCCCAGCGCCCCACATACACCTGCGAAGGTGTCGGCGACTGTGAGAAGTAGGCCACGGCGGCAAGGTATTCCTCACTGTTGGTACCGAAATCGGTTCCGATGCTGGCCGCCGAGGTATACAGGCGGATACGTTCGGTCAGTGGAATGATGGTTGCGCTACCCAGGATAAGCAGTGAGCCAAAGTTACGGCCCGCCGCCGCCCTCGGCGACATAATGATGTCCACGCTGGCAACGTTTGAAACGGGTAAGCCCTGAGGCATGGGTTATTCTCCTGAAATACTGAAAGGGGCGTCGGTCAGCGACTGGATACCCCAGGTGCTGATAACTTTGCGGCGCAGGCGAACCATCACATCGTAACGGCGTACCCACTGATTATTAATGAGTTCCGGCGCGGGCCGGATGCTGTCGCAGTCCGCCAGCGTTAATCCCCACTGGCCCAGCGTGTCGTTGTTCTGATTCACGGCGAGCCCGTCCCGAAACTGCGCGGCGACCTGCTGGCCTGCTGGCCCGTAAAAGGAAGCGAGGCACTCCACCAGCTCATGCCGCCACTGTTCGGCGGTAGCGTCGGTCTGGTTAACGAACGCGGGACCGGCATCAGCAGCAATGCCCGTAATGCCGAATGCGCACCAGTTAACGTCGGCAGCGAGAATGGCGGGCTGATCGGGTTGCCAGCGGGCAATGACGCGCCCGGGTGCCAGACCCGAGAGGTTCCGTATCCACTGGCTCAGATGCACGTCCAGCGGCGTGTCATAGTCGGTCGCGGCCTGCTGCGGGGTGAGCCAGCCGGGCTGGCCGGTGGTGTTACTGCTCAACGGGCGTCCCTCCGTCAAACGGCAGCAGTTCGCAGTGCGCCTGAACAAAGCCCGCGCCGTAGGCGGTGTACGGATCGACAAACGACACGCGGTAATCGCGCCCCTGGTACGTCACTATGTCCGCATCCCGTCCGGTCTGGCCCTGCGTGAGGCGTTCGGTGGTGACGATCAGGATTGCACCATGCACCACCTGCCCCGCCTCAAGTCTGCGGCTTTCCAGCGACTTATCTACTGTTACCACGCCCGCAAACGGGGAGCTGGTGACGGTATTTTTACCGAACCCGTCATCATCAACGTTCATGCTACGGCGCTTTACAACCAAGGTGGTGTCGCAGAAGTCGGGATCGAAAAGGATGTCTGTTACGTCAAGATCCGGCATTTTTATCCCTCACAACGTAGGTGATCGAGCGGAGCAGTTGCCCGGTGTCATACAGCGGTTTTGTGCCGCTGCGGCCCCGGCTTCGGCGGGCGCGTAATGTGGCTTCGGCAAGCGGGGTAAGCTGGTCACCGGCCGTGATGACGTTTCTGGCAGCGTTCACCGCCTCCGTTCCGGCGCGGTTTAACATGGCTTCGGCGGCTGAGGCATTACCGCTCAGGACTTCAAAAGCGGCCTGCTTCATCAGCGCGGCCACCTTATCGCGCGACTGCGCCACCCCCATGTGCAGAAACGGACGTGGAGGCAGCTGAACGCTGTAGGCAGCGACTTTATGCTGCGTGGCAAAATTGCTTTTCGCCTGCTGCACAAACTGACCGTTGCGTTTGAAACTGCCATCGTCAGCAATCAGGCGGTAAACGGTGGTCATGTGCTCCGGCACACGGATGGTGCCGCCAAAGCTGTGCAGGTAGCCCAGCTCGGCGTTGTTGATTTCCATCCCGTCTGAACGTTCGGAACGATCAGATGGAATACCCACCAGCACGTCGCGGTTACCCAGCGTTTTGAGCGCATCGAGCACCGCCTGTGCATTGTCTGCGCGGAGAACAAGACCCGATTTCACAATTGCCGCCCTCCCGCACCGAACATGCAGATTGTCTGGTAAAACTCAGCGCCATAGCGTGTGTTGTTCCAGAAACCCGCGGCAGGGTTGAGCGTTGATGAGTTGTCATAACTCACGCTCACCTTATCGACTGATTTCGACGAAATAATCCCGCTACTGGAGCCGCCCGCGCGTCCCAGTGCTGCGGAACGGTTGTCACCCGCCTGCAGCGTGAGGTAATGCGCGACAAACAATTCCACCATGTAAGGGAACAGACGCCCGAGCCGGTTCTGATCCAGCTGGATATCAGCCAGATTCAGCCGGAACTGAACCTGGGGATCGGGGTAGAGGGTGTCACTGGAAAACTGAGGAAAGTCAGTGCGGAACTGCTGGACAGACGGGAGAAGG